GAGATATGTTTCCATACAATTTAACAACTTTGGAATTTGATGCAACAAGTACAGATATTCAGTACTTTACTGCAGAGGTCAGTTTCAAGTATACTATGTTTAATATTACTGATTTGGATGGCAATCCTCTATGAATTTTGATTTAGATATGATTCAAAAAATGTGGGAAAGTGATTCTAAAATTGATATGGATAATCTTCATACAGAATCTACAAATATTCCCGCTCTTCATGCAAAATATTTTGACTTATACAATACAATTTTTTTACTAAGAAAAAAAGCAGAACAACAAAGAAAAAATATTCGCCACGAAAGATATGAATATTATTCTGGAAAATCTGATCCTGATGTTTATGTAGAGAATCCTTTTCCTAAAAAGGTTCGCGATAAAGATACGATGCAAAAATATCTTGACGCCGATGAAAAACTTTCAACAGTGTGTCTCAAAATAGATTATTACGACACAATGCTTACTTATATTGAAAGTATTCTAAAAATGATTCAGAACAGAACATATCAAATTAAAAACGCCATTGAGTTTATGCGATTTAACGCTGGACTGGGGTAAATAAATACTCATAGCAATTATGATGCTATGAGTGACGTAGTTATTGAAAAGAAAAATGAGGTTTACATTAAACTACATTGTGAACCTCATATTTTATATGAACTTCAACCATATTTTACATTTGAGGTTGAATCTGCAAAATTTATGTCCCAATATAGAAGCAGACATTGGGACGGCAAGATTCGACTGCTGAGTACTCATACTGGGGAGATTTATGCTGGGTTGTTGGATAAAGTCATTGACAAACTGACTCTCCACAACTACAAGTATGAGTTTAAAGAAAATAAATTCTATGGATTGCCCTTTGAAGTTAACGAGGGCATTTCATATGAAGGTGTGAAAGATTATATGTCTTCTATTTGTTCTCATTCTCCACGGGAATATCAAGTGGAGGGAGTATACGATGCTCTAAGACATAATAGAAAATTATTGATATCACCCACAGCCTCAGGTAAATCCTTAATGATTTACTCCCTAGTAAGGTATTACGTAGATAAAGGACAAAAAATTCTTCTAGTTGTTCCAACGACATCTCTTGTAGAGCAGATGTACAAGGATTTTGAAGATTATGGTTGGGATGCTGGGTCATATTGTCACCGCATTTATTCTGGTAGGGAGAAAACAAATGAACATTCGGTTACGATTACTACGTGGCAATCTGTATATAAATTGGAACGTTCATTCTTTGAAGACTATGGTGTAGTTATAGGAGATGAAGCTCACCTATTTAAAAGTAAGTCTCTTGTTGATATTATGTCCAAACTTCATCATGCAAAGTATAGATTTGGTTTTACAGGAACTCTTGACGGAACTCAAACTCACAAATGGGTTTTGGAAGGATTATTTGGTCCATCATATAAAGTTACAAGAACTTATGAGTTAATGCAACAAGGGCACATTTCTCAATTAGACATTCGCTGCCTCGTACTAAAGCATTCTCCCCAAAAATTCGAAACTTATGAGGACGAGATTCAATATCTAATCGCACATGACCAAAGAAACAAATTCATAACAAATCTTGCATTAGATCTGAAAGGAAATACACTTATTCTTTTCAGCCGTGTTGAGGCACACGGAGCAGTTTTATACGAAAAGATAAATAATACTAAGCGAGGTGATCGTAAAGTATTTTTTATTCATGGTGGAGTTGACACTGATGAAAGGGAATTGGTTAGAGAAATAACTGAGAGGGAAAATAACGCAATTATTGTTGCTTCCTACGGAACTTTTTCTACTGGAATCAATATTAAAAACCTCCATAATGTTATTTTTGCATCACCAAGTAAATCGAGAGTTAGAAATCTTCAGAGTATTGGAAGAGTGCTTAGAAAAGGAAAAGATAAAGTAAAAGCAACTTTATATGATATTGCAGATGATTGCTCAACTAAAACTAGAAAAAATTATACTCTAAATCACTTAATTGAAAGAATTAAAATTTATGCAGAAGAAAACTTTAACTATGAAATCATTACAATTAATTTAAAAACATGATTGAAGAAGATTTTTATGCCACTTTAAAGTTAAAAACGGGTGAGGAGATATTTGCTAAAGTAGCAGCAAATGAAGAAGAAGATAGAACTCTTCTTATTATCTCTAATCCTATAATAGTGTCTGAAATTAAAAGTAGAACAGGAGTGGTTGGATATAAATTAGAACCTTGGCTAAAAACAACAACTGATGATATGTTTATTATTAATCTCGAAGATGTCTTAACTCTTTCTGAATCTTCAGATATTGAAATGATTATGTTGTATCAAGATTATATGCGTCAAAGTAGTAAAGAAAAGAATAATCAATCAAAAATTAATCGTAGAATGGGTTACATAGCTAATGTAAATGATGCTAAAGAGATCTTAGAGAAGCTTTATAAAAATAGCTAAGCCCTACCCTTCAAACCCAACAAAGGTATTCTACACAGTTTCAAACCTCTTGTCAAGCATTTGTATAAGTGGTATAATCTATACATAATAATGATGAAAACTTATGATAACCACAGCAGTTATGACCAAAAGAAAAAGGTCAGAGCACTATGTAAATAACAAAGAATTTCTTGCTGCTCTAATAAAATATCGTGAAGATGTAGAAATAAGTTTTATTAAAAAATATGGTAGAGAACCAACAAAAGATGATCGTGGTAAAAAATGGGATACAAAACCACCCATTCCTCGCTACATTGGAGAGTGTTTCCTGAAAATTGCAAATCATCTTTCCTTCAAACCGAACTTCGTTAACTATATGTTTAAGGAAGATATGATTTCTGATGGCATTGAAAATTCTGTTCAGTATATTCACAATTTCAATCCAGAGAAGTCTCAAAATCCTTTTGCATATTTTACTCAGATCATCCACTACGCATTCCTTCGTCGTATTCAAAGAGAAAAACGTCAGTTGGAAATTAAAAATAAAATTCTTGAACGTTCAGGATTTTCTGAAGTATTTGTAGATGATAATACTCTTGACGGTGGAAATTATTCCGATTATAATAGTATTAAAGACGGTGTTCATTCTAAGCTTCGTTATTGATTGATGAAAGTAGCAATTATTACTGACCAGCACTTTGGTGCAAGAAAGAATTCCAAACTATTTCATGATTATTTTCTAAATTTTTATAATAACGTATTTTTCCCAACGCTCGAAGAGTATGGGATTACTGTCGTTATTGATATGGGAGATACTTTTGACAGTCGTAAAGGAATTGATTTTTCTGCTTTATCGTGGGCTAAAAATAATTACTACGATCGCCTCCAAGAAATGGGGATAAAGGTTCATACTATTGTTGGAAATCATACTGCTTATTATAAAAACACTAATAATGTAAATGCAGTTGATCTACTTCTGCGTGAGTATGATAATGTAACCGTATATTCTGAACCAACCGAAGTGATGTTGGGTCAACTCCCAACACTTTTTATTCCATGGATTAATCAAGAAAATGAGGAAAGCACTCTCAAACTTATTCAAAAGACATCTTGCCCGTGCGCGATGGGGCACCTTGAACTCCAAGGATTTAGAGTTAATAAACAAATCGTCATGGAGCATGGTCTGGAGAGCAAACTATTTGGTAAGTTCACCAGGGTCTACTCGGGACACTATCACACTAGATCAAATGATGGAACAGTCTTTTATCTAGGAAATCCTTATGAGATTTACTGGACTGATGTAGGAGACACACGTGGATTTACTATTTTTGATACGGATACAATAACTCATGAGCACGTAAACAATCCTTATAAAATGTTTTATAACATTTATTATGAAGATACTAATTACCAAACTTTTGACAGTCGTGAGTATCAAAATAAAATTGTAAAAGTAATTGTTCGTAAAAAAACTGATACTAAAAAATTTGAAAAGTTTATTGATAAACTTTATGCTTCTAACATTGCAGAACTTAAGATTATTGAGAACTTTGATATTCAAGATCCTGCAGAGTTTGAAGCATTTGAAAGTGAAGATACTATTTCAATCTTGAATAGATATATTGAGGAGGCAGAAATTAATCTTGATAAGTCTATCATCCAAAAGATGATGCAAGAAATATATCAGGAAGCATGTGAACTAGTTTAAATGTTTATTCTAACAATTAATGGCAGAGAAACTGAAGGTGCATATTCTGTAATTGATGATGAAGGAGATCATGTTTTATACCTCTTTCAGCAAGAAGATGATGCCGTAAGGTATGCTATGATGTTAGAAAATGATGGATATCCAGAAATGCATGTCATTGAAATTGAAGATAAAGTAATGATAAAAACCTGTAAATTGCATGGATATCAATATACAATTATTACGCCGGACGATATTGTAATTCCCCCAAATACTGATTATGATTTTATTTAAAAAATACTAAGTAGTTTAAATAAAATCATAGTAAATATAAAAGGACAGAAGAAACAAAGAAAAAGCAAAGTTCTTCTATGAAAGGAAAATTTATTGAAGAGGTGATTAGTGATTAT